AAAGCTAAGTATGGTTGCGAAGGTACTGAAAATCTGCCAACCGAGGTTAAAGTGGACACGGGCTGTCTCCCCAGCTCGACGCGCCAAGGCAGGTGTCTCCGGCCTCTGGTTGCGCGCCGGCGGCGGCTCACAGTCCCACACGCTCTAGCCGCCGTCGGCTTAACCTGATGACCGCAAACCGACAAATGCAGATGCGACAGGACAACAGCATGTTGTCCGAGTACACGGCTTGGCATCGCACCTGGGATCGAAGCGCATATTGTCAGGACATCGACCAGCTTGAGTATCGCTACGTCGACGGCCGTATCGTGCCGGTGGCACTGCTCGAGCTGACCATGTATCCGGGTGATGGCGTGCCGAGCAATAGGAACTTGGCGGCAACGCTCAAGCGTTTCACTGAGCGCGGCGGACAACGCAAGGCTGCGATGGCCTTCGCTGAGATGCTGGGATGTAGCGCCTACCTGGTGCTGTATCGACATGATCTCGAGCTCTTTGCGGTTTACAATTTGAGCAAGGATCGCGGCTGGCGTGTGTGGTCGCCTAATGAATATCGACGGTGGCTGGAGGGCTTTGATGGAAGACGACAAGATGCAAGCGGTGTGCGACGAGCTGGCGAAGGGACGATCGCTGCGCTCAGTCTGCGACGGCGACAAGACGCTGCCGCACTGGGTGACCGTACTGCGTTGGGTGCAGCGCGACGAAGACCTTTACGAGATGTACTCGAGAGCCCGAGCGATTGGAGCTGAAGTGCTGGCCGATGAGATGCACGACCTGGCGCGCAAGCCACTGCCGAGCGATCTTGATCCACGGCACATGAATGCCGAAGTGCAGCGGCGCCGGCTCGAGGTCGACACGCTCAAGTGGACGTTCTCCAAGCAGCAGCCGCGCGGCGTCAGGCATAAGAAGGAGGACATCGACGCTGCCGGGCCAGTCGTGCTGGTGTGGGGCGATACACTAGAGATGGTAGAGGATGATGATAGAAAAATGATAGCGCGGTCAGACGCTGGAATAGCAACAGAAGGCGCAGAGAGCGTCACTGGTGCCGATGTCGTGAAGTTGGTATCTGACAGTGCCTAAACGTGGATCGTACATGAGGGACGCTAAGAAGCGCTCCAAGCAGCAACGGTCGTATAACAGCAAGCCACAGCAGAAGCGGAACAGAGCCTCGAGAAACCAGGCACGGAGAATGCTTGAGGGTAGCGGCGCTGTGTCGAAGGGCGATGGTAAGGACGTTGACCATCGGGACGGCAACCCGAAGAACAACAGCAAGAAGAATCTCAGGGCGCGAAGTCAATCAGCTAACCGCAGCAACTACTGATGCTGAGCTGAGTGCTGATGAACAGAGTTTAAGAGGCACGGCGCAGCTAGCGGTACGCGCGATGCCGGGGTACTTAGCTTGCTAATCATTAGCATGCTAAGTATCTGAACGAGAAGGAACCAAGAACATAGGCACCCCACCAGCTTTTGTTTTTGTTTTGCGCTACCGTTTCGCTACCAACGTGAGCTAACCCATTGATGATCCAGGGCTGACCTTCAGGTTCCGTACCTGATGGCGCCGTAAATAAATATTCTTTTTCCCTGGCGGACCCCCCCGTACCCCCCAAAGACCGGGCGCCGCTCTCTAGAGACGTAATGTAGGATTGGTATGGAGCCAGACGTCTTCACACGCATCGTCTACTCAGCGCACTGTTTCCGCAGTCAACCCAGCAGCTATGCGCTCATGGTGGTCGTCGACGGCTTTGCAGAGCCGGAGGACTGCGAGGTCTTTCTGTCCGGTCTCTTTCCTACCAACTACCTTGAATCGCCCTGGGCGTCGCCCACGGTCCATTGAGCGATGCCTAGAACGGTCGCCATCCCATATACGCCGCGGCCCTTGCAGGCGGAATTGCACAAGGAGCTGAAGGCCCATCGCTGGTCGGTCGTTGTCTGTCATCGGCGCTGGGGAAAAACCGTAATGGCGATCAACCATTTGTTGCGCGACGCTGTTATTTGCTCGAAGCCGAACCCAAGGTTTCATTACATAGCGCCCACCTATCGCCAGGCGAAGTCGGTAGCCTGGGATTATGTGCATCAATTTGCCGGCGCGATCCCCGGTACCAAGTTTAATGAGACGGAGCTCAGATGCGACCTGCCGAACGGCGCCAGGATCAGCCTGCTGGGCGGTGAAGACCCGAGTAGGCTGCGCGGCATTTATTCGGATGGTGTGGTCATGGACGAGGTCGCGGACATGCCGGAATCGGTGTTTCCCGAGGTCATCCGCCCGGCGCTTTCCGATCGCGCCGGTTACGCGATATTTATCGGCACGCCAAGGGGTCACAACGCGTTCTACGATCTCTGGCAGCTCGCAGCGGAGGAGCCGGGTTGGTATCGCAAGATGTACAAGGCCAGCGAGACGTCCATCTTGGATCAGGAGGAGCTCGCCGCCGCCCGCGGCGCCATGACGTTTGAACAGTACGAGCAGGAGTTCCAGTGCTCGTTTATTGCCGCGGTGCCGGGCGCCATCTTTGGCCGCGAGTTGCAGAAAATTGAGGAGAAGGGCCGCATTACAGCGGTGCCATATGACAGCGGTTACCGGGTGGACACGGCTTGGGATTTAGGAATTGGCGACAGCACGGTGGTGTGGTTTATCCAGACGGTCGGACGCGGCGCCATCCATGTGATCGATTATTTTGAGCAACGCGGCGAAGGCTTGCCGTTCTACGCCAGAATGCTCGACGAGAAGGGCTATTTGTACGGCACGCACCACGCGCCGCACGACATTGAGGTTAGAGAGCTGGGAACCGGCCGCAGCCGCCGTGAAGTGGCTTATGATCTGGGTATAAATTTTAGGGTGGTGCCGAAGCTACCGCTCGAGGATGGCATCCACGCCGGCAAGATGATGATACCGCGCTGCTGGTTCGACGCGGAGAGCTGCAAGGACGGCCTCGACGCGCTTAGATTTTACCATCGTGCCTATGACGAGCGAAATAGAACCTACCGCACTTCGCCGAAGCATGATTGGTCTAGTCACGCCGCCGACGCCTGGCGCTACGCCAGCATCGCCATAAAGGACGACAACCGCTCCGATGTGCCGCCTCAGACGATGGCCCACAGTCACTACAACCCATTGCAAACCTACGAACAGCAGGTCGCGATATGAGCTTTTTAAGTAGCCCCAAGATGCCGGCACCGCCACCGCCAGCGGCAATTCCGCCACCACCGCCGGCGCCACCGTTTAAGCCGGTGCAAGCAGAAAGTAGCGAGTCTGTAAAACAAAAGGAAAAGGCCAAGCGGCGCAAGGGTATCAGCTCGACCATTCTGACCGGGCCCCAAGGTCTACTGCCCGAGCAGATGCCGGTGACGACCGCCAGCTTGTTGGGGAGTGAAGACTAATGCCAGTTCATCAAAATATGCTCTCTCCAAGCGCAATTTTGCACAAGAGAGCTTTGGCGCAAGGATGGGTCTATAGGTCGGTTGGGCAGGGCGGCAGCGCCTACTACAACCCGGCGACCGGCCAGAGCACCACAGCGCCACCGCTGCCTTCCGGATGGAGCACGCGAGACACGCCGGGCGGTACGCGCTACGTCGGTATTGGCGGGCAAGTTTCGGCTACAATGCCGACATCGCCGGCAGCGCCAGCACCGGCTGCTGCTAAATCCGCCGTTGCGGCCGATGATAAAACCACCGGCAGCGCCAAACCCAGGCCGGTCGTCTCCGCAAAAGGACTGCTGAACGGTGACACCGACCGACCATTGGTAGCCAGCGGCGGTAAGCCCATCCTGACCACGCCCTTTGGCATTGTGGGTGGCACGCCGGTGAAAAAGAAAAAGCTGTTGGGGGGCTAGAACATGGCGGCAGACAAAACGGCGCTGATGCTTCTACGTCGGATGGACCGGCTGAAAAACCAGCGCAAGACCTGGGAATCCCATTGGCAGGAAATCGCCGACTATATGCGGCCCAGAAAAGCCGACATCACCAAAAAGCAGCAGACACCCGGCAACAAGCGTTCAGAGCTTATCTTCGACGGCACCGCCATCAACGCCGCCGAACTCTTGTCTGCCAGCTTGCACGGCATGCTGACCAATATGTCGACGCCGTGGTTCAGTTTGAAGTTCACAGTACCCGAGCTCAATTTGGAGGACGAGGCCAAGGAATGGCTAGAGAGAACCGAGGAGGTGCTCTATGCCGCGTTTCATCGCTCGAACTTCCAGGAGCAAATACACGAGCTCTATGATGATTTGATCCTATTCGGCACCGGCGTGATGCTGATCGAGCCGGATAA